ACAATAGGGGCCACAGGATTTTCCACTAGGTTCATTGTCGTACTCCTTTTTATGCGTTGTTTACCACTTCAACTACTTGATCGGCTGTCAATTCAAGAAGAGTCTTCAGGGTAGCCAAGACCTGTCTCTTTCCATGCTTAATCAAAATCATGTCCGGGTTGATTTCTGAAAAGTCATACCAACCACAGATTTCTTCAAGCCATGAAATAACTTCTTTGCCTTGAGGCGTGTCGAGTGAAGCCCTGAGATTTGCTTGGAGCATTTTCACATCTTCAATGCTTGAGAGATTTATCATTTTGAAACAATCCAGTCCGGCATTCCGATTCCATAAGAAACCCCTCGCTGGAAAAATTCTAAAACCGCTTGCTTAACCCCAGGCTCTCCGCAATCATCACCGGCAATAACACCACCTCGCTTAACCTTCGGGTACCACGCCTTAATATCCCTCAACACGGCCTCATATTCGTGCTGTGCATCAATGTAAACAAAATCAAAATACTCATCAGCAAAGGTTTTGCTTGCTTCTACCGAGTCCATGATTAAAAGCTCTGTTCTGTCCTCATACGGGGCGAGCCTTTCTTTAACTTTAGAAATAAAGTCTTCGCGTTCTTCTGGCATGAATGGCTTTCCCCATTGAAATGTTGAGTTTTTTACATCATAATTATCGACTAGAAAAAACCTTGCTAGAGGCAAGCTATCGAGCATATTTACAGCATTCTCACCCCTACATACACCGATTTCAGCGCATTTAATTTCTGTCATAAAGAATTTAAGCCCGTCTCTCATTTCTTTTCCTTCGCTTTAGCGAACCCTGCCTCGGCTAAACCAGCATTCTTAGCAATCTCTGAGCCGGTGTGTAGAGTAGCCATCTCTTGCTGTTGCATCGAGGCTTGGGCTCTACCCTCTCTGATCTGTCTTACCTCATCGTCGTCACGAAGAACCTTGACTGGTGCTCCGGTAATTGACCAGACCTCGTCCGTTACCTTATCAGGATCGATCTTGTCTAAGACCTCAGGCGAGAATTGAGCCATTTGTCCGATCATTGAAAGTCCAGTAATCAATGTATTAAGTTCTGCACGTCTTTGGGCCTGTGCTAAAACTCCTACGAAGTCGATTTCAAAGCTTGGGTCCATGATGATCTCCATAGGAGGATCAGGTAGCTTCCCTCGTCTTGAAAGAACTCCGATGATTCGTTGAATTACAGGGCTTAGTCTTTCGTCTGTTTCTCTACCAACCGCAGGCCCAAGCATCGTCATCTTCTCGTTGATTCGTTCCATGATTTCGGGGTTATTCATGTCTTTGGTGATGTTTGAAAAAGCCAAGAAAACGTCCTGGTACATCAAAGTCTTGACTTTTGATGAATAATACTCGACTGCATTCAAACCAATGGACGGGTCCCCGAAGTTCCCGAAAGCAAAGATATCTTTCCCGTCCTGCATCACGTCTTTTTTGTAGGTATTGATCGCCCTTGGATTCATGTTAAATGGGGCTATAAAGGCGTTGTGAGGGACAGCAATGGGCGGGTCGGTGTGTTTCATCATAGTTCGTAGGTTGGTCTTTGCTATGGCGTTTAAGAGTCTAGCAAACGGAAGAGCTTTCATTGCTGGGGAAAAACCCCATGGAACAAAAGGTCTCTTGTCAAATCTGTGGCAGAACGCCGGGAACTCATTGTATCCTGACTCTTCAATGATAGTCCGTCCCTCAACGTCTATCCAAGAAGCCTCAATAGGCATATTCTTCTTGTCAGACTTTTGGATCTCTCTGGCGTACCGATGGGCGATGTAGAGTAAAAACTTATGTTTCTTCCCGTCACCCTTACCTTCCCGGATCTCTTCTTTCAAATAGGCCACAAGAACCTCCTGGCCCCATCTGCCAGCGGCTTGGTTAGCGGTGTATTCAAAAAGGATAAAATACTTACTCACCCGGCCTTTTGCATCTTCAACGATCGAGACTTGTTTTAAAGGCATGTTGTAAAACCTTACATCATCTTCAAGATCTTCTTCTGCAAAAAGAAGTGATGTCCCGTATACTCCGCTTGCCTTATACGCAGGGAACATTTGATCGTAAAAGTTTGATCTGTTGATGACGGAGTTCACTTCTTCCATCACGTTCTCGAGGAAGTCGGCCACGGCTTTATTCGTTTGGAGTTCTGGATCCCGGTGTCGAAGCCTAGCCCACTTTGATGTTGGAGGGGTGAGGTAGTTCATAAACCCTGAAGCGAATACATCAGCACATTCTAGGGTGGTGGAATCCCAAAGGTGAGACGGATCGAGTTCGTTTCCGTTAGAGTAGGTTTTGTTTACATCTTGGGATTCGATGTAAAAATAGTCATGGAGGGCCTGCCAATAACTCTCGAAGTTACGGCGCGAGGCTAACTGCTGTTCGTATTGTTGGATTAACTCGTCGGCGCGAGGCTTCGAGACTAGCTTCTGTTCAGTCTGAGCATACGGCATAAGAACTCCTTAAAGAGCGACAATAAGCTCCTTGGGGTTATCTGTATGACCATAGGCTCATCCTGTTTAGGAGTCTGCACCTTAATGACGTTCGGATTACTTAAAATTGGGGAAGCTATGTTTGAAAAGATATTCATGGATCGTTTTCTATTCCATTCGCTGTTGGGATTACATCTTTCAGCATAACCCATTAAATCGCCCTCACGTAATGTGTTTCCATTTTCTTGAACCCGAGTCTTTCATAAAAACTTTTAAGCTTCTCAGTCTTTGAATTTTCAAGTACAGCCATAATCATAATACTAACCCCGTCCATTTGCAACAACTTTTCAGCCTCTTTAAGCAACGCTATACCGTACCTTCTGAAAGGCTCATTCACATACCAAATGATCTCTTGAAATATGTGCTTGCCATTGATAGGAGACTTAAATCTCGCTCCAAATATAATGCCTTGGCAAACATCATCGATGATAAGTAGGAAAGCGTTTCTTTTGTCGGAAGATTTGATGGTTTCGATAAGAGAATTTGGGTCTAGTAAATCGTCGTATTCTCCAACGGCCTCTTTGTGGAAGTTCTCAACAAGCTTCATCACGTCAAGGAAATAATTATCCGAGTACATCTCAACTCTCATGTACCCAGAAGAGTCTTTCGTACAACTTGTGCCTCTCCTGAAACCCCAAGCGGAGAAGTATAAATGCTCTGTGTCATAGCAGAACGCTTCTTTCTGATCACATCTGAGGCTTTATCCACAGACTCACCAACGCTCGGAGCTTGCGGTAGAGGAAGAGGACCGGATGCTTGGCCCTTTGGTTGAGCCATCTTACTAGCGGCGATTCCAGCACCAGCACCTGCCATTGCAAGGAGTATCGCTGAAGTTGTTCCAAGAGCCATTTTATTCCCCTCTCTTAAATTCCATTACCGCGTGAGTACCCGTAACTTGATTCGGAAGCCCACCCTGCTTGAGTGTTAGAACTCGAATTGCCTGATTCATTCCCTGAGACATCTACGTAAAAGCTGAACATTAGAATTGCAATAATCATTAGTCTCATTATTTTATCCCCACTATGTTGAAAAGGTTATCATCTTTCCCATATTGTGCCACTTGAGGCTCATATTGTCTATTTTGTTTTTCCTTAACCTGCCCGATTAGACTTACTGCCATTATACACGCATCGGCCATATTTGGAGACTTAAATCCGTCCTTACGCATTTTGTCCTTCGAGACCAATATCCTGCGTTGGTTATGATCAAATGTGTATTTGATAGTTAGGAGTTCATCAATAACTTTTTGATTCTTGATACAGATATGAGTCTTTGTGATCATGTCTTTGAGTTTATACGCATTCAATGTTCTCACATTCCCAAATGATTTGTTTTCTTGGTATGAAATAGCTGGGTTACGGAAACCAACAAAGTAATCAAGCTGTCTCCCTTTGGTGAGCGTGTCAAATGGCCCTGACCCGAGACCATCCTCATCAATAGCGGCAAGGTCTACATTTTGCTCGTTTGTCGTCATAAGAATTCGACCAGTTGTGTAGTTGAGGTCCTTGTGATCCCACTCATCAGAATAGACCTCTTCCCAATGGAGAGCGCCCGTCTGCTGAAATACGACCACAGCACATTTATCATCCCCATAGCGAGCGATATCATAGCCAGCGACCCTAACCCCATAACCTGTAGCCATGATGTGTGGGTTATTCTTGCCCCGCAAGAGTTCTTCAAAAGAGAAAAGAGAGTCTTCTGATGTATCTAGCGGGTGGCCAAGCCAGATATGGTTATAATCTTTTTCGGATAGTTTTTTACATTCCTCAGCTTCTTTTTGAAGAGCTGTCGTACAAAACGGATTCTCGTGATACTGAATGGACAGATGTAAACAATCGTCACGGTTTATAAAATTAGCATAGACAGGATCATTGTGCAGGTGTCTATTTAAACTGAAAAAGACCTTTGCTTTATTTTTTCTAATCGTGGGTATAAGCACATCGAGGGTGTCTTTTTTTAACGCTTGCGCTTCATCAATCCAACAAATATCAATACCTTCCATCCCCTGAATATTAAATGCTCCTTGTTGACGGAACCCTCGAAAATTGATAACGGAACCTGTTTTAAGAGAGAGAATCTTTTGAGCTTGAACATCAAATGCGAGTTGGTAATTACGAATTAAATCTACTAGGAGAGAATATACTGACTCAGTAATCGAGTTTTGAATTTCCCGGCCACACACGACACGAATGTTGTATTTATCTGCAAGAAATAGAATCAAGCGAGCAATAGCATTGGATTTACCACCACCACGCCCACCCTCAATTAAAAAATACCGATAATCATCAAGATTGGTGAGAATCGAATCCAGCTTGTCAGGGATCTTTAACATCTCCGGCAGAATCAGCTTGTCCAATATCGTACCTTAAAGGTTGATTGTTTTTGATAACGTCATTCATCACTACAATTTGGCGCATATCAGCTTTAGTTTTTGAATCATCTTTCTCAAAAATATTGAGCACTGAAATTGCAATTTTTATCTTGTTAGCCTGTTTAAACTTATGAAAATTATTACATAGGTAATCGTACCCTATTTGATAGAGGGTTTGCTTGGCTAATTTATCAGCATTCGACAGGTTGGCCATGCGGTATTCACTTTCGCTTCAACTGTTTCAAAATCTCAAACAATAAATTTGCCTCAACAGAATCAGACTCACTGAAGGTTCCATCACGGCCTTTGACAGTAACTCTCTTCCCGACTCGATTGACAGTAATTTCATCGGAAATAGAAAACATGCTGAACGGCCGTTTCTCATATGGCGTTACCATTTGAAGCCTCCAATGCTGATAATAACCCTTAACAAATATTAAATCAAGACTTTTCCTAAAGCAATATCGGCAACTTCCCCCGCCTGTGATCCGAAATAAACTGCGCAGCCTCTTTCTCTTGCCCAGCTACCACGTTCTCTTCGGCCATCTTGAGGTACTCGTCTGCCTCCTTATCGTTCTTTAATATACGAAGACACGTAGCTATATTTATCAAGACTTTAAATTCTTTAGGAGATATCAATTTTGCCATCACCCAAAGAATTAAGGCTTCCTTGTAGCTTTGGGTGTCCCATCGTTTCATCGCTCGGCAATGCCAGGCCCACCAGGCATGAGGATCTTCAATTATTGCTAGTTCGGTTATAAAATATTCGTCCTTGTACATTATCAGAGTGTAGAAAGTCCTGGTTGCATAGAACACCAGAAATACCGGGAAAAGCCATGTCTGGCCTGGAATCCCGGTTATTATCTGTGCCAAGGCGTACATCAAGAACATATTCGGGAGCGCAGCGAACCGTTCCGCGATCTCTTGGTTTGCCCTGAAAATGTTGCAGAAAGGAACAATAGTAATGAAGAAAGCTAGGAACGCCCATAAAAGTACGCTCCACGGGGATATAATAGCGAAATAGACCCATGTGGCAATAG